AAATGACATCCGGGACAACCTGCGAAATAGATGGAATAGAACTGGATGCTGATGATTTGGTTGTAAACGCAGATCTGAAAGGAAAGCTGAAACGGGGCGATAAGGTTCTGATGGCCAGAGTATCCGAAGATACCTATGCAATTCTTATGAAGGTGGTGAGCATATAATGTTTCCGTTTGACATTGAGGATGAGGAAGCGATGCCGGAAATCGAAGAAGAAAAAGAACTGGAAGAGTACGAAGTTGATTTTGAAAGCGGAAATCTTACCGGGAGAAAGATCAGCGGAAAAGAAGCTGTAAAACAATGGATCCATATTGCACTGTCAATAGACCGATACCATTATACGCAATATTCCTGGGAGTATGGTTCTGAACTGAGAGAACTGATCGGGAAACACTACGATGAGGCGTATATTGTGACAGAGGCGAAGAGGATGGTGGAAGAAGCAGTTATGCAGAACGAAAAAATAACCGGAATCCGGGATTTCAAGTGCAGCATGAAATGCAGTACGCTGACCATGAGTTTTACAGCTGAAACAATATACGGAGAAATCGAGGTGAGCGAAAATGTATGAAGATCGAGTATTTGATACCATCATGGAAGAAATGATGGCAGCGTTTGGTCGGGATGTAAGGACCGATGAAGGATCGCTTGCCTACAATGCCTGTGCGAAAATCGCAGAAAAACTGGAAGAGATTTACGGTGATATGGATGAACTGAATGACAATATTCTTCCAGATACACAGGATGACTGGCATCTGATCGAATACGGAAAAGAGCGTGGAATCACATACCATTCTGCGACACAGGCAGTTGTCAGGGCAGTGTTTCATCAGGAGATAGAGATCGGTGAAAGATTTACATGCGGAGATTATACCTATGAAGTTATAGAACAGATAGAAGGTTATACGTACCAGATGATCTGTGAGACAGAAGGGACAGAAACTAATACGACAATCGGAAAACTGGAACCGGCAGAGTATGTAGAAAATTATCAGGGTGGTGAGATCACAGAAATTCTGAAAAAAGGCACGGATGATGAGGACATCGAAGAATTCCGAAAAAAGGTAATAGAAACCTTCAAAACAACCGCATTCTGTGGAAATAAGGCAGATTACCGAAGATACATTAATCAGTTGAAAGGTATTGGAGGGTGCAAACCAAGAAGAAGACAGGCAGGAGAAGCCCAGATTGATATCTACATAATATCGGATGACTTTAGCGTACCGGATGCCGAAACGGTAAAAAATGTGCAGGAAGCGGTTGATCCGGAAGATAGCCACGGAGAAGGAAGTGGTATGGCACCGATCTGTCATACAGTACATATTTCAGGCGTAACAAAAACATCGGTGACCATCCAGACAAAAGTGACATATGACTCTGGATATTCGACAGCGACCAGCAAAACACAAATCGAAACAGCTGTGAAAACCTATCTCAGGGAGCTGTGCGAGTCCTGGGAAGCAAAAGAAGAAACGGATATGATCGTCAGACTGAGCCAGATAGAAGCAAGGATCCTCAATGTAGAGGGTGTAGCAGATGTAGAAGCAACTACAATCAACGGAAAAGCAGGAAATCTGGCATTAAGTTTTGAAAAGATCCCAGTATTGGAGGCAGTAAATATTGTTTGAAGCACCAGAAATTATCAGAAACATACCGGATATCAAAGCAATCTATGATATGAACGAAAAACAGGGCGAAAATCTTGAAACGGAAGTGGAAAGGATGGATAACAACCTGTTTCTTGAAAGCATGGATGAAGCAATGACGGCACGCTGGGAAGCAATGCTTGAGATCACAAAAGCCGATAATGATACCTTGCAAGACAGGAGATTTCGTATCAAATCCAGAGTATTGGAGAGAAGGCCATATACAGAAAAGGCAATTGGAGAAAGGCTAAAGCTTCTGTGCCCGGATGGTTTTTCAGTGTCCGTAGATGAAAAACGGCAGCAGGTAACGATAAAACTTGCACTGAAATCACAGAAAATGGTAGATGATGTGAAAAAATATATGGAAGATATCCTGCCGTTGAATATGACGTTCAGCATAGATGTCCTGTGGAACCAGTACAAAATTTTAACAGGAAAACGATATGCAGACATTACAAAGTATACATACGGAGAGCTGAGAGAGAAGGTGATAGTGTGAAATATACAGAAAAATTGAACTTAAAAAAGCCGGAAGAAGAGGATTTTATTTCGGTGAGCGATTACACGGACAATATGGAGATCATTGATCAGGCAGTAACAGATGCCAGTCAGAAAGCAGACGATGCCGCATCTGCCGCTGCAAGTGCGACTACAGCGGCACGAAATGCACAGGCAGCCGCAAGAGAAGCAACAGGAAGTGCACAGAGTGCAATCATAGCAGCAGAAGAGGCGAAAAAAGCAGCAGATGCAAATGAAAAAGAACTGGGAAATAAAGTGACTGCCGAAAAAGGAAAAGGGCTTTCGGAATGCAATTACACGAAAGAAGAAAAAAATAAGCTGGCAGGAATCCAGACAATGCAGGGAACAGACGGTGAAGAAAACGGAAAAGAAGGACTTGTACCCGCACCAGAGGCAGATGATGCAGGAAGGTTCCTGCACTCCTCGGGAACATGGTCACCAATATGGTTGGAGTATGTTACAGCAGCAAGACTCATGAAAGTGGCGTGGAATGGCGGAAGCAGTGCTGTGATAATTCCGGAAGCTAATACTGGTAATGCCGGCCTGATGCCAGCTTCAATATACGATAGAATGAGGACAATACAGTCAATTGACGGCGTGGATTTTAGTGGGACAGAAACCGTATCCCACTATGCAGTGTGCGATACATCGGGAGCAACGACTGCAAAGGCGGTGACAATAACAGGATTCAAGCTAATAGCTGGTGCACGGATCACAGTACGATTCAATTACGCCAACACGGCCACAAATCCAACACTGAACGTCAATGCCACCAGAGCGAAGCCGATCTACTACAAAAACAGCAATATCCCGGCAGAACTGATCGAGCAGTACACAGTCCTGGAACTGGTCTACAGCGGATCATACTGGTACGTGGTCGGAAACATGAATATCCTGACCAAGGGTGACAGCATAAGCGTTGAATGTTTCACAGCAGGCTATGTGACATCCATGGGACAGGAGGTGCAGTTCTGTATCCCGGTATCGACACCGATTGTCGGTTGCAGTTCTGTCAAGATAGAATCAGCAACTGGACTGCAGATCAGGCAGAACGGAAATTATGTCTATGGCGGGAATGCATCCACGCTGGTAGCGGCGTCCTCTTACAGGGGCGTTATTAACCGAAACATGGTTTCTGTTGCTGCCACCATGCCGAACACGACAAACGCAGTCAATAATGCACCGTGTGGTGTGCGTGCGGCGTTGAAACTGACATTTTCGTAACAATCAATTACAGAAAGCAGGTGAGAAATACATGATAACAGCAATCATAGATGCAGGGCAGCATTACTGCCAAGCAGTCAGCGACCTGTGGCAGTGGGATTATGGACAGACACTGCGGATCCAGGGCGTGAAGCTCCCGGCGGCGGTCGAGGTTCAGTTTTCGACAACAGAGCGGATCGGCGAAACAGTCACCAGGATCGGAGTGACGAAAGAGGGAGTTACTGAGGTACCTATCCCAGATACACTGCTGGAAGGGAACGGAGCGTCACATGATTATGTGATCTATGCGTTCATATATGTGGAAGATGCCATTTCCGGGAAAACAGAGCATAAGATTGCCATGAATGTTCGGGCAAGACCGAAACCGGAAGCCCATGCCACAGCGGAAGAAGGGGAACTGTTCCGCCAGGCAATCGCGGCGGTAAGCGAATCGGCAGACAGGGCGGAGAGTGCCAGGGATTTAGCTGAGGGATCAGCGAGAACGGCACAGGGGAGTGCAGAAATCGCAGAACAGGCAAAAAACGAAGCGGTAAAAGCCGCTGAAAGCATAAAAAATACCAAAGTCCCGACCAAAACGAGCGAGCTGGAGAACGACAACCATTTCCTGACAGCAGATACAGAAATCAGCTGGGGAAGAAAAGATGGAACAATTGCCGGAATGCAGAGTGTGGCATTGGGGTTGGATGTAGAAGCATTTGGTGATAACAGTTTTGCAGAAGGAAATAATACGGTGGCGAATGGTGACAATAGCCATGCAGAAGGATATCAATCTCAAGCAACTGGTCAAAACGCTCACTCTGAGGGCGAAAATAATATTGCAAGCGGTCAGGGGGCACACGCAGAAGGGGGAGCAGGGACAACCGCATCCAATAAATATGCCCATGCTGAGGGGTATGGGACAACAGCGTCCGCTCAGGCAGCACATAGCGAAGGATATAATACCTATGCAACTGGAAAGTACAGCCACGTAGAGGGGTATAATTCGAAAGCAACCGCAGATATGGCACACGCTGAGAATTATGGGACGGAAGCATCCGGAAAAAATTCTCATGCAGAAGGGCTTATTTCAATAGCCAAAGGAAATTGTTCTCATGCAGAAGGTTTTGGGACGGTCGCATCAGGCAAGTACCAGCATGTCCAGGGGAAATACAATGTGGAGGACACAGAAGGCAGGTACGCCCATATCGTGGGCGGCGGGAGCGATGCGGAAAGGAGGAACATCCACACACTGGACTGGGAGGGCAATGCAGAATACGCTGGGGATGTCACTGCGACCGTCAATGGTAAAAAAGTGCACATGTCCACAATAGCCGTGGTTTTATTACAGCCCGGAGCTGCAACCCACAACGCAATCTACCGTGGAAAATATCTGGGTGATACAGTCACTGCTGAACAAACGGCAGCCATTGCGGATGGCAGCTTCGATGAACTGTTTATCGGTGATTACTGGACGATGGGCGGCGTAAACTACCGGATTGCCGATTTTGATTACTGGTACCGCACCGGATTCCCGGAATCGAGCAGGGTGGAAAAACACCACGCAGTCATCGTGCCGGACACCAGCATTGCCACAGGGCAGATGAATGGGAGCAATACCACATCGGGCGGCTACCGGAATTCGCTTACGAAATCCAAAATGAACGATACCATATCGGCACTGCCACCGGAAATCCGTTCAAGGTTGCTGGTACATAATGCATTGCTGGATGGTACGTGGACGGAGACATCCGTTGACCTGATGAACGAGATCATGGTGTATGGATGCTACATACTGGCTGACAACAGCAACAAGCAGACATCAGAGAACCGTCAGCTCAGTCTGTTCCGGATGAGTCCGCAGGCACGGTATGCCGGTGGTAATTACTGGATCCGGAATTATGCCAACGCAACAGATTTCACGCTGGTGTCCTACTATGGAGACGCCAGCAAGGATGCGGCAACCAGCACCTACGGCATCCGGCCGGTATTTGCAATCACAGGGGACTAGAAAAAGAAGAATCAAAATGGCATTACAGAAAGAAATCCAGAATTTGAAGGAGCAGAAAATATTTGACGAAATATATTGAGATCAGAGCAGGACCGTAGAGGTCCATTTTTATTGCAATTTTTGAAACCGTAAACGAAAAAGAAGCCCTGTGTTGAGCGATACCAATGCCCACAAGACTTCTTAGAATGTTTCTTGGTTAGATACATATTAACACATCTGACCAAGAAAGGAAAGACTAACGAGGATGAAAAAAGAAATGGTTTGTACTATTACAGGAGCAATCGGTGGGACGATTGCTTATTTTTTTGGAGGCTGGGATCAGGCATTGATGACGCTGATCATTTTTATGGCGATCGATTACA